GATAAGAAATTTAAATTGGATTTTGGACATGAGTTATATTTTGTTGATGGTGTATTATCCCCAGATAAATGGTTCCAAGAAAATCTTAAATTTGATAATCATGTGGATAAATTTGATTATAGAAAGCATTCATTACAATCTATAGCTGCAATTATATTGGGTTTACCAGATATTGAAATAAAACCTAAAGTAAATATACCTGATGATGATCAAAAAATTAAAGGTAAATATGTTGTTGTCGCTATACAATCTACCGCTCAATGTAAATATTGGAATAATCAATATGGATGGGAACGTTTGTTTGATTTTCTGGGAAAAAATGGTTATAAAATTGTTTTAATAGATAAATTTAAAAAATTTGGTATCCCTAATTGTTATAATATTGCACCTAAATCTAAATATGTAATTGATCGAACAGGAAACAGACCTTTAAGTGAAAGAATTACTGATATTAAATATGCTAAAATATTTATTTCTATTAGTTCTGGATTATCTTGGTTGAGTTGGGCTATTGGTACTCCAACGATATTAATTAGCGGTTTCACAAAGCCTTTTAATGAATTTAAATCTAATGTTATTAGGATACACAACTCTAATGTGTGTAATGGATGCTGGCACGATGAAAACGTAACATTTGATGCCAAAAATTGGCTATTTTGTCCTAAGTTTAAAGGTTTCGAATGTTCTAAAGAGATAACACCCAAAATGGTTATAGATGAAGTAAAAAAATTAATATGATAGACTTTTCAGATACAAATTTATTACTCTAAAAATAACGAAACTCATATCTGGTAGAGATTCATTGATAAAAGATTGGAAAGATAAAATTGAAAGAAGATAAATAAAAAAAGAGGCATTAAGCCTCTTTTTTTATTTATCATCTACATGCTTCATAATCGCATCACGAAATTTATTAAATCGTTTATCTGCTAAAAATCTTTCCGCAGCTTTATTATCCTTTGTGTTGTCTGATAATGTATATTCTGCATCCAGAACATGAAGTAAATAACCTACTATTTCATCATCTGAGATAGTTTGTAAAAATTTAATGAGATTTTCTTGTTGTTTTTCTTTTAATGATGAGATTTTACGTTCTCTCATATTTGTTAACAATTCAGACTTTTTATCTCTGTTAAAATTTTTTATATCTTCTTCTCTCTCATCGAAACTATTAAGGATATCATCTAATGATATTTTTAAAGTATCTTGACAATATCTAATAAAAGCCGCATTAGATGCTCCTATATAACCGTGTCCAATTTCTTGTATATCATTAATCCATATCCTAACATTAGGGAATTTTTTGAATAATTTTGGTTCATTTGTTGTTTCGTCCAAAATTTCTTTTCCTAAACTATCAAGTCTAGTGACCATTTCCGCACCAAAGTTATTAAAGATATAATCAGATAAAAATGTCCAAGAACGAGGTGTAGCATAAGCTTTATTTTTTTGGTTTCTTTCATCTGGTTTCTTATAATAGTGCTCAGTATGAGTTTTTAAGAATTGTATGATAACAGGACACACGTTTTCTTCTGCGTATTGTTCAACCCATTCTGGGTAAGGTAGCAAATGTTCAATATGAATTAAACGATTATTTAATGCTTGATCGAATTCTTCTACATCAGTTCCATCAGCTTCACCTAAATTACCAGAAGCACACATCATTACATTTGAATTAAATTTAAAGAATGTACCAATTTCACGTTCAAGTAACATTTGCAATGCTGCATTACGCACAGCTAAAGTTGATCTATTTAATTCTTCAAAGTGAATTATAGTAGGCTTAGTGTTAGCTAAATATGCCCATCTTGGTGCAACGTGAGCTAACATCTTTTGTTGTTTACCATCAACTTCTTGTGTGTCGATAGCTGGAAATAATCCCACATCAGTTTCATCAACCATAGATAATCGAATATCAAAATATTGACATCCCATTTTTTGTGCAATTGATCGCATAATTGCAGATTTAGCATAACCTGGTGCTGCGGTAATATATAATACACCAGATTTAGCGTTCATCATTTTATAGTACCTTTTTTCTCTTGGTGATAGAGTTTCAAACCCTTTAGGAAATTTAGTGTACTCATAATTGATTCCTTTTGTAAATTTTGCCATAAAATATTTTTAATTAAACAAATTTATAATTTATAATTTATATTATTTTTATCTTTAAAAAATGTAACAGTTTGTTTACTTTTTTTATTTTTTATTTAAATTAATTTCAGATTCAGCTTGCTTCAACAACCTATTTCTAGTCCCTTGTCCAGGTATATTATTTAAATTTAATTTACTTTGTTCGTTTTTCCAATCTGATATAAGAATATCATATTTAGCTTTAACATCTGTCTGTAATATTTTTGATGATTTTTTATTTAAAATTGATTTTTTTTGTTCTTCTTCTGATTTTATTTTATCAACATACTCTTGTTCTTTTTTTATTTTTTCTTCTTTAAAAATAGGAACTAATAAATTGATTACATATTCAATTTTATCGCTATCTGTCATACTCCACCAATCGATTATCACATCAATATTAATATCAAACAATTTAATTAGAATATCATAATCCTGAGATACTTGTGGACTATCCCACGAATTTAATTTTCGTGTATTCTCGGTTACAAGTTTAGTTTTATCAAATCTTAATGTTGCAATATATGAATTTTCGTTATCTGTTAAAAAAACTTTCATATTATTTTCATTTAAAGAAATAATTTCAGAACGACATGTTAGGGGTTTATTATTAACTTTTATCCAAGATTCTGGATCAATAAAGTTCCCCAAAAATTTATCCAACTCTACAGAAAAATCAAAATCTTTATTTTCGAATTCAATAATAGGTTTAAACCAATCTATCATAAGTTTAATTAAATTGTTGTTATATTCTAATAATATATCTTCTCGTTTTTGTTGTTTTTGTTTTGTTTGTTTAATAAAATCATCTAACAATTCTCGTTGTTGTATCTCATGCATTCTTTTTCGTTCAGCATCATATTCATCGGGATTTTTTTTATATAATAATGAATCTTGTATTTCTAAAATTCGATAATCATCTTTAATATATTCAACAAATTCTGAAAAAATAACGGATTCGCTTAATTTTTGATTTAATTTAATCTTCAAATTAGATGTATCAATATCTTCACACCAGAAAACACTAGGTGCAAATTTTTCAACTTTAATCATACATTCTTTAATTAATTCTTCGACAATTAATGTTGGAGAAAATTCTAATGATGATCGTTCTAATTCTGAACCACTCTTAATCAAATAAATAAGGTGACCTTCTGGTTCATTTGTTTTGATAAGATGATAATTATATGATATATCATCCGTAAACAACTTTAATAATTTTTTCTTTTTATCCATTTCTTTTTCAAAATTTAAAAAATATTAATTAATAATAAAAAACATTTAACATTTTTTTTATATTTTTAATCTTGTTTACCAATATTTTCTATTTGTTTAATCTTACCATTATCGTGTGATATTGGACATTTATGATCTGTTGATAATATTAAAGTTTTTGTTTTTACATTAGTAAAATCTAAGGTATCGGTATAACCATCAGTTAAAATAACAGTATTATACATATAGATTTTATTTTTTTTATTGGTAATAAAATCTATAGCTGGACTTAATACTGTTCCATTTAAACCTTTAATTTTCATTTTTTCAAGTTGCTTTTTTTCTTTAATCTTTATGATTTGTTGAACTTCAGCATCACATTGTATTAAGTTAATTTCTATATCATTTTGGAAAATATATGATAGAACTCTTTCAAATTCTCCACCCATACTACCAGATGTATCTAATATTACATTTATTTCGTTTTTAAACTTTTTATGTCCCTTTAGTCCATGAATACCTCTACGATTTGGTCTAACAATAGTTTTATATTTTTTAGATCCAAATATATGGTTACTCATTGTTCGTTTAATTTCTTTTAAATAATCTTTTCGAGTTTTTCGAAGCTTATTAAGAATAGATTCAACATCACCAGATGTTAATCCTCTATTTTTTAACCTTTGCATTGCATTTTCAACGATTTCTCTTTTGAGTTCTGATGGTATTTCATCTTGCATATGAACGTCTAATGTATTTTGCTCACCTCTCTCTTCACCTTCAAAAAGTGTTTCAAGAGAATAACATTCTACATCATTTTTACCATATTTACCATATCTGGGTTTACCTGATGTATCGTTTTCTCCTTCTCGTGATTCTTTTTTATTGTGATCATGTCCACAATTCGGACACTTATTTTGATTATCTCCTTGTCCTTGTCCTTGTCCTTGTCCTTGTCCTTGTCCTTGTCCTTGTCCTTGTCCTTGTCCTTGTCCTTGTCCTTGATTTGTATTTTTTTTATCATTTTGATCATCTTGATCTTTTGGGGCTCCACAATTTGGACATTTATTTGCGTTTTTTCTAAAATTTTTTATTTTATCTTTATTTTTTTCACGCCATTCTCTACGTTTTGCAACATACCATTCATAAAAATTTTCAAATATATGTTCACCTTTATATTCTTTAGGTATAAATAATGCTACGTTATTACCAAACATATCTTTTGGTATAGTTATAAATGGTGATACCCCAGACCCAAGTCCTTGTTTTTTCATTATCTCATCGTGAATAATTTGATTAATGAGCATATCTTGTACTATGTTAGCTGCTTTCAAATCGTAACCAACACTTCGTTGTATGTGATCGAATAGTAAGTGAAATTCTTCATGAACTAGAAGAAAGTTAACCTCAGATTGGGCTAATCTCTCCATAAAATTTCTATCCCAAAAAAAGTTCATACCAGAAGTAGTCACATTAACACCTGCTGTACTAAGATGTGGGTTATTTTTGCTTTCAAAGAAATTAATAAATAAGGCAAACTCACCATAGTATGGTAAGTTTCCTGTTGCCATCATCGCAACAACAGCTTCTGTGAGCTTATCGTGCATTTGATCTGGTATAATGTAATCGTAAAAATTTGACATATTTTATGCTTATTTATTTATTTGACAAATATAAAAATAATATTTTTTTATTCCTAAATTATTGCCAAAAAAAATTAATATTTTTTAATTGGTTTATTATCAATATGTTTGTATTTTATTTGTATTTTTCCAATATAATGTTAATATGTAACCTACAATTAATCCACTAAGATGTACTATATGACCGACACCAAACCCATATATCGGATTTATAAATTGTAAAATTGAAAATATAAATGAAATAACACCAAATCCATATATAGCATGTTTAATTTTCATCTGTATTATAAATAATAAAAGGACTTTAGAGTCTGGTACGATAAGCATATAAGCAGACATTAGACTACATAGTGCGCCTGATGCACCAACTGCCGCAGATGTTCCAAATAATAACCAACTAGCACCTGATATAATTCCGCTAACAATATATAAAGTTAAAAACTTATTTTGTCCTATCATTTTCTCTAATTGTGTTCCAAAAGAAAATAATATGAACATATTTATTAATATATGAGTGAAGTTTGCATGTAAAAACATAGATGTTATGGGTTGCCAAATTTCAAAATTTGGATCAGATAACGGATAAACTGCAAATAAATTGAATGTTGTGGGAAATAAATAACATGTTAATATATATATTATAACGTTGGCAATAATCAAATTTATTGTTATTGATTTTTTCATGTTTTATTTATTTAAAATTTATACATTTTACTTAATTCTACGTGTTTTTTTAGTGTTTTCCAATTTTTTCTTATTTCATCTTTATCGGAATTTTCAATATCTTTTGCGATATAATCTATTATTAATGTTATTTTAAGATATATTTTTATGTGAAGTAAGATAGCATATAAATACCATCTATGTCTCCATAATTTAACATACCATTTCGAAGCTTCGTATGATATTTTATTCTGTCCCATTAAAATCTATTTCTTGAAATTTTTTAATTAATTTCTTTTTAATTATATTTCTACCTTTTTTAATTTGAGATTTAATTGTAGATAAATTTATATCCAATTCTTTAGATATATCTTTATATGTCATACCTTCAATCTCTCTCATTATTAAAACTCGTCTATATTTTGAGTCTTTTTCTGATAAATTATAAATTGTTTCTTTTGTAACGTTTGCTTTTTTAATGTATATTTGTCGTTCTTCGTTAAGTAATGCGCCATCATCATATGGGATAATATTAGATAAATTAAAATTTTCAGCCATTTCTTTATCTAAAGAGTTTGTTGGTAATCGTTCCGCATCTTTATATGATTTTTTAACTATATTCTCTGCAATTTTATAAATCCATGTGTTAACTTGAGCACCACCTTCATCTTTTCTTTTATATGTTTCAATATTTAATAGTGCTTGTATAAATGCATCTTCTACATGATCTTCAGCGATTTCTGCATCTTTAGTATATTTTGTTATATACCACATTAATCTAGGTTTATAATTTTTATAAAAATATTGAAAATTTACACCCGTTCTTTCTTCAAATTTTAATTCTAATTGATTTCCCATTATATTAAATTTTTTTTATGACACTTATATAGTATTTTATTTTTGATTTGTTTTAAAATTTCAAATTGATATTATTTAATTTTATATTTCATAATGTGACTAATTTTATTAATTTATTATACGACAAATATAAGTCGGGTTACACCAAAAAAAAAAATATTGCAAAAAAAAGAGAGCTATTTGCTCTCTTTTTTTAAAAATATATTATATAGAAGTTAATTATATTCGTTCTAAAGCTTCTAACATTCTCCTCGATTCACGGGCAACGATAGACGAATCTTTATCTTTGAATAGAACCATATAAGCATCAAAAATATCTTTAGAGTTTACAATCAATTCTTTTGACATATTTTTTGATGTTAGATTCATAAATATTTCCCAATCGTTTCTATAATTCTTCATGTATTGTAATTTATTTGCTAATGCACGAAGTTTTAAATCCATCGATTTTATCAATTCTCCATCATTTTTATATAACATAGATTTTGCTAATTTAACGATATCTACATTTTTATCTTTTAAGTCCTCGATAGTTTTAATGTGATAATCTATATTTATGTTGAAATTAATAAGATTATCAGAAAAATCTTTTATTTTATCAGGTAAAGATGAAATATAATGCTTATTTGTGAAGCTAGTTAAAATGATATACGATTGAACATAGCCATATTTGCTCATTTTTACTAAACCAACATTCATGCTCAATGCTCTTGATTTATCAGTCGAATTGACAATTGTAATCATCTTTTTGTATATTTCATTATCGATGTAAAGTTCATCACCAACAAGTCTGATTTCTTGAATACCACTTTTTGCACTTAAAAAATATTTTTCTGGTGTAAAATATTTTGTAATTTCAGCTAAAATTGTTTTTGAAAAATTCGCAAAATCAAAATTAAAATATATTTTACTCACATCAACCTTAGCTACAACTCTATTATCATAACTTGTGGTTAAAACTCCACCTTCAACAGTATTACGGAATTTACTCAATGTATCTTGAGCGTCATTTAAATTAAAATCTCTGTCGATTAACAACGAATTATTGAAATAATTGTGTCTCATAATTGTATAGTTGTTTGATTAATACGATACAAAAATACAATAAAATTTTTAATTGTGCAAATATTTATAAAAATATTAAATTAGTATCTTATCGGTTTTTTGGTTTTTTTTCAAAAAATCATATTAATATATAAATTTAAGTGAATTAAATCTAAAAAAGAAAAAATTCATAAAATATATTTAATATATACATAAAAAATAATAATTAAATTATGCCAATAAAAGACAAAGATTTCGGAAAATACAAACGTCCTGGTATTTTCATTAATGAAATTGACGCAAGCATTATAGAGCTCCCAGTACAGGATGTTCTAATAAATTTAGTTCCAGGTTTCTCTAAAAAAGGACCGTTTAACACTCCGATATATGTTACTAATCCTTCAGATTTTGAAGCAATTTTTGGTGAGGATGATAGAAGATTAGAAAACAAAGGATCGTTTTTTCATAAAACGTGTAAGCAGATGTTAAAAAGTGGTCCTGTTTGGGCATTGAATTTATTAGCGACAAACCCAAATAGAGATAAGGTTGAATGGCAATCTATTTCTGTTTCATCACAATTTAAAAATAGTGATGTTAAATCTTCAGCATATGAATATTTTTTCAACAGACAAGATTTCTGGGAAAGAGACACTGATGCGTTTTTAAATGTAGTTAAATCTAATAACTATGGTGTTGAAGATAACCAAAAACTTTTCCATATTACTAATATGGGAGATAAGGATATTACAGTATTTATGTTTAAATCGGATGTTAGTGGATTTGATGTAACTGCTGAAGAATGGTATGGTGGTAGAACAAAAGTTCCATCATATATCGATTACCGTGAATGGATTTCAGATTATCTTGTATCTGTCATAGTTTTAGCTGGTGATTGGAGTGATTATAAAACATTATCTAATGATTTAATATTTGGTAAATTTTTTAATAGAAACGGATTAATAAAAAGTCAAGTTAGTGGCTTTTTAAATACTAGAACTGTAAACGTTCTTGCTAAATATGATTGTTCTTTAATACCTTATTTTAAAGATCTTAATGATCGTGATATGTATATTAAAAATGTTATTAATAATAATACAGATAAAACTGGGTTATTCTGTACTTATAATGAAGATTCATTATTAGAAGCAGATTTTAAATTAGGTAACCTTGATATAATTGGTGACGTTATAGCTGGAGATGAATCTATTGATACAATCAAATTTATGTCATATGAAGCAACTCTTAAAGAACAATTAACATATTCTCAAAAATATTTGGATTCATCTGATAATGTTATCACAAATAGCCCA